TGGTCGTATCGGCCGGAGCTATGCTCGGCGCGACGGCCATGATGATGCTCGGGGTGGCTCTTCCGATGGTCAGCGCATCCGCCCAGGCAGGCGCGGCAGCTCTCGGCGTTCTAGGATCCGCGATGCTCTCTTTTGGAGCATCCGCGGCGGCTTCAGCGGCAGGCACTGCGCTCGCGGCGGCCTCTATGGCAGCCCTCGGCGCTGCGGCACTCGTGGCTGCGGCCGGTATATTAGCAGCAGGAGCAGGCTCCATGGTACTCGCGGCAGGCATAGCCCTGATCGCGGCAGGAGCAGCTGCAGGCGGCGCGGCGATGGCCATGCTGTCCGGTATGCTCCGCATGGTAGCAGCGGCGGCAACAGCATCCGCGGCTCCTATTTTGACATTAACCGCGACAATGCTTCCGTTCGCGGGAGCATCTGTCGCTATGGCAGCGGCCTGCACAGCAGGCGGTGCGGCTCTCCTGATCTTTGCAGCAGGGGCCGTGGCTGCTTCTGCCGGCATGATCCCGCTCGCGGCGGCTTCGGCAACCGTGGCGGCTTCTGTCGCAGTGATCGCGGCATCCGCCAAGACGGCAGGCTCTGCGCTTAAATCTATGGCAGGCGGTGCGGCAGGTACCGCGGCCAAGTTCGCGATCATTGCGGCCGGGTGCGCGCCTCTTGCGGCGGCTCTGGTACCGATGGCGGCGGCAGCAGCAGCAGCGGCTGCAGCTCTTCTCGGGCTGGCAGCAGGCGGAGCAGCGGCGGCAGCGGCATTCCTTGCGGCGGCGGCAGCGGTGGCGGCTTTTGGCGCTGCCCTGATGCTGGCAAACAGCATGATCATGGTATTCCGGGCATCCGGCGCGGCGATCTCCGCGCTGGCGCCTCAGATGGCCACGTCTTTCCAGACGCTGGCTGTGGCTGTCCTGCCGTTTACGGCAGCGATCACGGCACTCGCCGGTCCGCTCGCAGCTTCTGCGGCGGCGATGGCAGTCTTTGCTGGCGGTCTTTTGGCAGCTGTCGCAGCAGTCGCCGGTCTCACGGCCGGTCTCGCAGGCGCGACGGCAGCCATGACAACGCTCGGAACCATTGCCATGACAGCAATGAACCAGGTGACAATGGCCGTGACAACGGGCTGGCAGCAGTCCAATGCGGCCTCGACGGCTGGCGTCCAGCAGATGACATCGACGACACAGGCAGGCATGCAGGCAATGGTGGCGGCTGTCCAGGCAGCGATGGCGGCCTTCGTGGCTGCGGTCACTTCCGGCGGAGCTTCCGCGGTGGCAGCATGTCACTCTACGGCGGCGAGCATGGTCGCAGCATTCTCCGGTCTCTCCGGATCCATGGCAGCAGCCGGAGCAAACGCGATGGCGGGCCTCCGGAATGGTATTGCAAGCGCAGGCGCGGCGGCAGTCGCACAGGCGCGGAGCATAGCCAATCAGGTCGCCTCTGCAGTAAACAGCGCATTAAAGATCCACTCTCCGTCGAGAGTTCTGGATCAGTCCGGACAGTACGCGGGCCAAGGCTTCGCAGGAGGTATCCAGAAGACCGGGCCTCTCGTTCAGAAGGCAGCCACGAGGAGTCTCGCGGCACCTGTTCTCGGAGCTGTCGGAGCTGAAGCCGAGGGATCTCTCCGAGCCAGCGCAAGGAGCCAGACGATCCAGGACACCGTCGGAACGTATCGCTCCGGCGCGATCGGAGAGACGATCGACAACGTTACAAACAACAACAGCCAGAACAGCACGGTGTACAACCAGACTGGTCCGGCTCCGGTCATCAATTTCTCGCCGCAGGTTACGATCAACGGCAACGCAACGGCAGAGGATGTCCGCGAGGGCATCAAGATGTCGCAGCGTGATTTTGAGAAGATGATGGACCAGTATCTTAAAGGAAAGGCCCGGGTGAGCTTCGTATGAGCAGCACATACACGACAATTCAAGGCGATACCTGGGACGGAATTGCTTATAAGCTCTACGGCAACGAGAAGTACATGAAAAATCTGATTGAGGCAAACTGGCTCTATACAGATGTCCTTGTCTTCTCCGCCGGCGTGGAGCTGACCGTTCCGGAAATAACCGAAGAGGAGAAGGACAACGACAATCTCCCGATCTGGCGCCAGTCTTCCTCTGACTCGAACGATGATGAGGAGAGCACGGATGAGTGAGCAGGCAAGACGCGCCAGCGCGTCGCTGAAATTTAACGGCCAAGACGTACAGATCCAGCTCAACGACAAGCTCGAAAGCATCACCTACAAAGATGTGGCCAGCGGCGAAAGCGACTCCGTGGAGCTGATCGTCGAGAACAAGGATCAGAAGTGGATGCGGGCATGGAAGCCGGTTTTCGGGGACACGATCTCCGGGACAATGGACTTCTATCACTGGTATAATGCCACGACGCCGAAGCAGACGATCTCCCTGGGAAACCTGGTCGTCGATTCGCTTCAGTTCAAAGGATCCGACTCAACGGCCAAGATCGGGGCGCTCGCCGTCCCGTACAACTCCGGCTGGCGTCTCACGGTCCGCACGAAGACCTGGGAGAAGGTCACACTGGAGCAGATCGGCCAGCAGATCGCGAGCAGATACGGCCTGCAGTTTGTGTATGATGCACCGACCATAAGCATCGCGAGCGTCGAGCAGTCACAGGAGACCGACTCGGCGTTTCTGTATAAGACAGCCAAGGACTACAGCATCAGCATGAAGGTATTCCAGGGCAAGATCATCCTCTACGATCGGGGGCGCTGGGAGGCACAGGCTGCACAGGCTACGATCGACGCGGCGGACTTCGAGAGCGACGGCGCCTGGACGCTGGACGATACGATCCAGGGCATCTATACCGGAGGCCGTGCATCCTATAAGGCCGGAAAGAAAAACGAGGAGCTGTCCATATATGTCGGCTTCGTCGGAGAAAATGACGCTCACGCCCGGAACCTGAAGATCACAGAGACCTGTGACAGCAAGGAAGACGCCGGCAGAAAAGTGGCGGCAAAGGTCAACGACGCAAACGCTGAGGCGACCGTGATCTCCGGATCCATCTACCCGAATCCTGCGCTCGTGTCCGGTATCACGGTCAACGTGACCGGTTTCGGGCCGAAGTACAACGGGAAGTATTTTATTGACAAGATGACCATGACGATCACCGGATCCGGCGGCACGACACAGGACATCACGATGCACAAGTGCCAGAAGCTGCTGACCTATCCGCCGCAGACAGCTGCAGCGGCTGCAGGAACGTCACAGAAGAAATCGACAACGGACATCGCGAAGGACGTGATCCGTGGCAAGTACGGCAACGGACAGGCCCGCAAGGACGCACTGGCCAAGGCCGGCTATGACTATGCGACCGTCCAGGCCGAGGTCAACAGACTGATGAGAGGATGATATACGTGGCTGAGCAATGGATAAGGATCGGCAGGATCTCGTCGATCAACGTGGCGGCGGGACTGGTCCGGGTGACATATCCGGATCTGGATAATTCCGTCACGGCAGAGATTCCGCTTTTTAACATGAACGGGGAGTATAAGATGCCGAAGGTCGGCTCGAACTGCCTGGTGGTGCATCTCTCCAACGGCCAGTCCGCGGGGATCTGCCTCGGCGGGTACTGGTCCGACGCAGACGTTCCTCCGGAGACCGGGGCGAACGTCTTCCGGAAGGACATGATCGGCGGCTATCTGGCCGACCGTGGCGGGGCTGTGGAGCTCCACGGCGGGACGCTCACCTTCTCCGATCAGAACGGATCCATCACGCTCGGCGAGATCATCCGGCATATAAGAGGATAAGGAGGTCAGGATGGGATCTGTTGTCGGCCAATACGGCAGTGTTATCAAATTCGAGGTCAGTCCCCGCAAGGTCCTGACCTTTTCCGACATGGAGCGGACACAGGAGGGACGCTGGAAGGATCACGAGATCCCGGGCGTCGTTCCTCAGTCTGAATTTGTCGGACCTGCAGCGACTACGATGTCGCTGAAGATCAAGCTCAAGGCTCAGCTGGGTGTGCGGCCGAGAGCCACGATCGCCGCACTGGAGAGGTGCGCGAGAAACGGGACGGTCGATACGCTCGTGATCGGCGGCAGTAAATACGGCTGGGGATCTGCGAAGTGGATCGTTAAGTCTGTCACGGACAAGTGGGAGCGCTTTATCGGCGGCGGGCTGATGGAAGCCGGCTGCACGGTCGAGTTCAAGGAATACGCCGAAAGTTCAAAGGCCGTGACCGTCATCAAAAGGCCGTCTCCTGCTCCGAAGAAGACGACGGCGGCCAAGAAAGCCGCAGCATCGAAGCCGTCCTACAACGTGGACGACATCGCCCGGAGAGTTATCCGCGGCGAGTTCGGAAACGGGCAGGCGCGTTTCAATAAGCTGAGCGCCCAGGGCTATGACTGGAAAGCTGTGCAGAACCGGGTCAATGAAATGCTCGGCTGCCGAAAGAGATACACGTAAAAAGGAGGCGGCCAATGGTACAGCATATCCATATACAGCGGATCATTGACGCAAACAACGAGATGCCCCGGGCGGATCTTGTTAAGTACAAGGCCGAGCTGGAGGCATTTATCGCCAATATTGAGGGCACAATCCCCGGATCCCGTGGCTTCGGGCTGCAGAACCAGTACATCGACGCACCGCCCGGAGACATCGCGAACTCTCTCGTGATGGA